GAACAACTCTTATATCTACCACTCTAGGAGACGGATTCGTTACCCTTACATCAGATATAAGGCTTGAGTAGGCTTTTGTATGATACTCATATGCACCGATCGGACCTGCTACCGAATATGTAGAGCTTGCCAGGAATATTCTTTCTCTCAGTATTTCATCATCTTCTACATCAGCTCCATACTCTGTAGTATTTGTATTTGATACACTTTCTATATACGGAATACTGTCTACAAGTATCTTGATTCTGCCTGCTACAATATCATTGTATTTACTGCCTACCTCTACACATTCACAGTCCACATCTATATACTCTTTTCCTGCCGCTATCTCAGCAAATTTAGTTGTTCTAAAGTATATACTGCCATCTGTTACCCTCGTATTCTTCGGTATAGGTATATTTGATGTCTGCACGCTTGATAACTTGAATCTGACCTTACATTTGCTTGGCTCTCCCATCTTTCTTTCTATACCGAACGCAACGGCCATATTGTCGAGATACGGTCCGTTTGAGTATTTTAAAAGATTCATTTTGCCCATATTGTCAAGCCACATAAATCCCTGGAATAATTGTAAGCATATAGCATTTAATATAAATCTATATGGTGACACCTTAGGTAATGTATATTCATTATTGCCGGTTATCCGCTTGTATTCATTTTCATATTCTTTTACAAGCT